ATAGTGAAGGCAACAGAAGTATCTGAAGGAGCACCTCCTGCATATCTTCTCTCTGCAAACTTATAAAACTGGCTAGCAGCTCCTGCAGGTTGAATATCAACCGCAAGTCCCGAAATTTTCTTAACCTGCTGAGTTAAAATTCCTTCTCCTCTAAATCTAGTATTAGCTAAAGTAACACTAGCAGGAGGGGTGATCAAAACCTCAAACTGGTTGAGATAAACTGGTTCGTACAGTTTTACTCCGGCTGCTGAGTTTGTAAAATGTGGTAGTCCTGCCATTTATTTTAATTTTTTTATGAGAATTGATCGTCCCAGTAATCTACTGCCCATTGTAAGCTAATGTCATATAGTTCAGTTCCGGCATAGTCTAATTCCATTGCTCCTATCGGGGAGATTGGGAAACAGTCTCTACAGGTAATTCTTCTAAATACGTCACCTTGCTTGTTGAAGACAGAGAGAACGATTGTTCCTGTATAATCTCTCTTCAGACCCATTGCACCCGTTAGAGGATTATAGATCAAGTCTGTCCATTGTCTTAATGTCTTAAACACATACATGGAGTTTGCATCATTCAAGTTGACAGTAAAGTTAACTGTTAGATCAAAAACTGTCTGCTCTGGTTTTGCACCTGCGTAGTTTCTAACAGCAAACTTATATTTCTGCTGGGTTGCAGCAGGAGTTTTATCCACGCCCAAACCCGAAATGCTTGTCACCTGTTCAACCAGAATTGGTCCTCCCAAGACTGCTGCCGGGGGCGTGATTAGAACTTCAAACTGGTTGAGATAAACTGGTTCGTATTTGTTTATCCCAAACAGTGAATTCTGATAGTGTGGTAATCCAGCCATTTAGTTCTTTTTCTTTTTTCTTCTATTTATCCTATTCCTTCTTTCCGTCAAAAATCAATTAGACGAACTGAATGAATCCTCCAGCTGCAATTCCTCCGGTTCTGGTAACAGTAATTCTGTTAATGAACTTCTGAATACCTCTAGCAGGTTCAAGAATAACGTCGATGATACCTATGTTTTGATCGATTACTGAAGGAGGGTTGTTTGAAGCATCCATGATTACTTGGTAAGCATAGATTCCACCTCCAGATCTAACACCATCAAGGTAGTTATCCACCAGAGTCTTGATTTCAAGTCTGATAGAATCCTCGTTAAAGTCAAACAAGTAGTTAGAAAGGATTTGTTCTACGTCGTTCTCTACGCTGATCAGTAGGTCTCTTACGTGAACTAAGCTGAATGCGGAGTTAACTGTCTGGTAAGCAGTTTGGTTACCAAAGATAACAACACCTAGACCTCTCTTCTTGATGATTGGGTTGATACCGAAAGGCTCTAACCAACCTCTATCTTCTTGAGTAAAGTCATATTCAACTCCTACTAGGTTTGTTCCTGCAATTGTTCCTCTCTTCTGACCTGCTACGATAGCGTATGGTTCACCATTTGCAAACTTAGCAACGAAGTTGTTAGATACGAATGCTGCTGGTGGAACGTTTACGTTTCTGTTGTTCTCTCTTAGAGTGATATAAGGAGCGTAGAACGCTGCATATGATGCTCCAAGTGGTTGAGTAGGTAGAGAGAATGTATAAGTTGGATTCAGAGAAAGATTACCTCCATCTGCAATATACTGAGTTTGCAGTGCTGGATATGGATCAGCTGCTGTTGGTGCTGCTGTAAATCTAGGATCTACAGAAGCCTGGAACTGAGCCATTGAAGGAGCATTGATCAAAGCAAGAGCTTGTCCTCTCATCATCGCCAACTTACTCAATTGATATTTAGAGTTAGGAAGAATTACACCACTGAATGTATCAACGATGTATCTGAATGAGATAACGTCTTTAGTTGCAAGTGTTGCTGCGATGTTAGTGTTGTACATAACATCCAGAATTGCAGTTACCCTTGCATCTGTTCCGTCTGGTCTGTGGTAGTCACTAAGCTGGAATCCTTCTAGGTAAGTAAAATCAAAAGAAGTAGTGAACTGAGGGATAGACTGGAATTTCTGAACCTGTAGTCCGCTGCTTCCTCCTGAATAGAAGTAGATTGGTCTAGCAGTTGTAACAGTTACAATTCCAGAGATTGAAGTTGTAGCTACAGAAGTAACTTTAGTCAATCTCTGTTGTCTGTTTGTGTTTTCAATTTGACATAGGTCTTGGTCAGTTGAAACTAGAAGATCTCCTACTGAAATTGTGTAAACGTTGCTGTCCATCTTGAAAGATGTAACACTAACTTTTCCACCTATTCCTCCCGAAACTTCGATGAATTCGTTGATGCTAGCAACAGAAGAAACTATATCTAATTTATTAGCAGCTGGGAATCCTGCTACTTGTCCATTTGTATTTGAAGCATAGGTCAATCCAAATTGTGGCATATTAACCAATGTACTTGTGGATCTAGCCACGTTGCTATAAGCAAAAGAATAGTAGATTGAGTATTGATCTCTATCAACTCCAAGAGCATAAGTTAAATATCTTGTGTTTGTTGAAAGATCTGCGTTAGTGTAAACTATATCCCCATTCTGCAATTCTGCATATAGAACGTTTTGGTAGAAAGCTGTAGAAAGCTGACCAGTTAGAGCATTTACATATCCAGTAGGACCTGCTGCAGAAGTTGCTCCAGTCCCTCCTGGGTTTAGAGAATATTGAATTCCTAAAGTATCGGATGCACCGAAGATATAAGCAGTTCCTCCAATAACATCTCCTGTAGCTCCATTAGGTTTGTAGTTTGTAAAAGAATAGTCTGCTGCATATGGAGTAATTACAATTCCAAGATCTCTATACTTTGCTATGTCTAGAGGGTGACTAAATGCAATTTGCAATCTACCACTAACTTCGTTAACATTTGCAACCTGTAACTTAATCAAATCTCCGTTGCTAAACTGGCTGATTACGTTGTCGCTGTATCCTGAAGTGATACCTGCCACTGTACCTACAATGTAAGGAGAAGAAGTTGCACTTGGAGTTAAGAAAGACTTCAAACTCAAAAGGTCTGCAGAAGTAAGTCCTGCAAAAGATCCAGAAGCTCCCGTTGCAGCAGTCAAGAAGTGAAGTCCTGCAACATACTGTGCAGAATTATAAGGTAAGAATCCCTCGTAAGGAACCCCTGCTGTTCCACCTGGATTTGCAGAAGATAAACCTGGAGCATAATCAGGAAGGCAATATAGAGTACCAACTCCTGCTGTTCCTCCGGTAGAAGGAGTTAATATGCTGTAGTTTTGAGTGTAAAGATAATCTTGAAGTAAGTTTTGATCATAGCTCAAGAAATTCAGCTTTGCATCTGCAATATCTCTATCTCCAGAAAGCTCATCGATCAAATGGTTACCAACCAGATCCACTTTATACGGATTAGTACAAAGGTTTTCTAAAGCATCCTCATCAACTGCACAGAATAGTCCGGTTGAAGGGGTGTTGTTGTTGATCAGGGTTTGAATGTACTCATTATTTCCATTGAGGTTAACAAAGTCAATAATTAAACATCCAGTTTGGATAGTGATCAAGTTAACGTCCGCATTGTTTAAGAAGTTAGTAATTTGACTCTTGATAAATCCATTTGGAGTAAAATATGAACTCCATTGAGGATCTTGAGAAAGTGCAGTGTAATCTGTCCAATCCCCTGCTACTGCAATAACATCAATAAACCAATCTGAAATATAATCATATGGGTTAACATATGATGGAACGTTTCCTGGACCATACCAGTCAATTGCAAAAATATCATATCCCTGTAAAGGAGGATTAGCATCTGTGGATTTTCTAACGATGATAGACATTGGAGTATTTCCAAGATTTACCAGGTTAAAAATTCTTCCTTGATCTACAATAGATCTGGTTGCTAAGAAATATTTTGTATCTGCATACCAGAATCTCTCCTTGTTATAGTAAGAAGCTAAAAGTTTCTCGGTCAAAATACCGTTGCTTTGTTCGGTATCTACAGAGTAACCAAAATAAGGAACTACGTCTGCTGTTGGGCTATCAACGTCGTTGTTTAATCTCAGTAGATTCAAAGCAAATACAGGACCTGCGTTCAAGCAAGTAAAGATTGATCTTTGGAAGAAAGATCCTTTTGCTTCTAGATTTTTATCGATATCCCCGAAAATGGCTAAAGCTGTTGTTACGTCCGGAATATAGACGGGAGCGTTGAATGGACCTTTATTAGAGAATCCAACTACTAGACGAATAGTCTGTGTTGTTAAGATGACGTTTGCCGACGCATCAAACTCCAAGGTATAAACTCCAGAAGCTTTAAATTGGGATAAATCAAGTTTGATTTTTTGTGCCATTATTTATAATGATATTTTTTGCTTTGTATATATCCATCTGACTTCCCATAAATATGGGTTTACAGATTTGATTTATATATCTAAGCTAGAAATGATTTTTAGAGGAGGGAATTAAAAGAATCGTAGAATCCTCCATCTTTAGTCTTCATTTTGCTGCCATCTTGACCTGCCGATTCACCTTCGACTTTTTTCTCGATGATTCTTCTGTAGGTTGGATCGATTTCATCATATAAATCCTCGATCAAATCGTTGAAGTCTGTTGAGTCAAACAGTGCAGCTAAATTTACTAGAGTCATTGCAACATCATCATGGCCAGACTGGGAAGAGTATGTTCCTCTTCCGTTCATACCGAAAGAGAATAGTTCTGCAATAGTCCACTTTTTCTCATTTACCAAAGCTCTATTCTTTCTGATGATCTGTCTTAAATTTTCACAGTATTTTAACTTATTATTTCCGCTATATTTAATTCCGGGCTTCTTAATCCTTGCAGTTTCACTGTGTTTAGTGTAGACAAAGACTTCTTCGCTGATCGATTCATTGTTGAGAAGCTTGTCCATTAGAAGTTCTCCTTTGTAGTTTAACTCGAGAAGTACCTTGACTCTATCTGGACCGAAAATATCTGCTATTAAGCATTCTGCAATTTTCTTGAAGTCTTCCACCGCAATAGAATTGTCTCTAAAAACACCAACCTGGAGAAGACCAAAAAAGTCAGATTCGTCCTCAAAATCATCAATTTCTTCTATCGCTTTCTTCGGAAGTGGGACAACTTTAAAAACATTAAGGACAGTAAAATCTCCTCCTCCACCGCCAGCTAAGTCTATGGATAAGACATATTTCTTTCCGATCTGGTCCGTTGAATTTGGATCGAATTTAGGATGCCAGATAAAATTTTTATAACTAATCCCAAGATCTTCGAACGCATCAACGTCTTTCCAAACGTATTCAGTTTCGTTGCTTTTTAACTTTTGGAGTTCTTTAGAACCTAAAAGTAGGGTAGAAGAACTCAAAAACTGATTTCCATACTCCTGGTTAAATAGTTCTTCGCTTCCTAAGTTTGCAATTTCATCTTTCTTCCAGTTTTCGTCTCTGCCGGGAACCTGCCACCAGTCAACCCTGATCGGATTGAATGTGTTGTCTCCGGTCATAGCTCCCTGGTAGATCTCCCAGAATTTATTTTGTCCGTTCGGGGTCGAAGTAATGATGATTCTGGATACTTTAGAGGAGGAAACGGTCGGGTAAGTAGATCTAAAGAAGGACTCGATAAAGTTTGGATGAATGTGAGCAAACTCATCCATATATAGGAAGTGAATGGTAAAACCAATCGCTGATGTTTTAGTTGTCGTCTTAGCAATTGCTCTGCAGCCATTGTCAAATTTAATTGACATAACGTTGTTTACAACAATACCAGGCTTCAAGAACCAAGGAAGACCTCTAATAATCTCTTTGATCTTACCCATTAGTTCTTCTGCAGTTGCTCCAACGTTTGCTAGAATCATTGCATTCTTATCGTGGTTAAAAAGAAGATACCACACTAGCATAACTCCGGACATAATTGACTTACCCACCTGTCTAGGAGCTAAAAACACGTTAAACCTATTGACTTGGTATTCCTTTAGAACTGAAGTCTGATAGTCTCTAAGTCTAATGTAGTCTAGACCATGATCCATCATTACCTGACAATACTTAGCAAAATAAGTTACATCTTTGGCGCACTTTTGGATTTCTATGATCTCTTCATTGGTGTATTCCCACAGAATATTTGCTCTCTTTAGCTCAGGATCTCCGTCGTGGAATGGATTGTCAACCTGTTTATAATCCAAACCTTCCTCTTCGACTTTCCAAAGCAGCTCTTCAACTCGCTTCGTCGACCAATAATTACTTTCGGATTCTAACTCTTCTGCCATAAAAAATGGGGTTAGTTAAAAAGATCATCATCAACTTCCAAGGTGTTCTCGTCGTTGACTTCGATGTCGTTTCTGGTGATTGCTAGTTCTTCTTTTCTTCTAGCATTTACAATTGAATTCTCGTTGCTCTCGTCTATCTGGATGTCCTCAATTTCGGTTCCAAGAATGTCTCTAAGACCCTCCATTAGACCTTTAGTTCCTCTAACTTTTAGACCTTCTCCGTGCGGCATGTTGTTGGGAGAGGACCCTAAAGCTGAAGTCTTATTTGTTGGATCATATTCCATTTGAACACCTCCAGCATATGCT